CAGTTCATTACAACCATTTCGTCTTTGTCGAGGGCCGTCAGTGTGTAATTGGTAGTCTTGACATTCACTCCGCCAAATCCCTTGGAAATGGGCACCGTGAAGTAATTGGTATTGTCTGAATAGACAAAGCGTGAGGAACCCGGAAGCATCGGCACCCCGGTTGCGCCTGCGATCCCGTCGATCGTCGAAGTTGTCGCTTCCAACTGACAGGATTGAGTTCCAACGCACTTCACAACAAAGACGAAGTTTGAAGCGAATCCCGTAGAGCCTGCCTGTGGAATGGTGACGATGCAAGTAGCCGTGCTATCAGTTTCGCTGACATACCCTGCACGGTCGGTATTCAGAATTGTGTCCGCATTCGAGGTGCAGGTAGAGGCTCTAGGTACCACTCCGGCTGGCCCCCAAGTGAGGTTTCCAGCTACTCCCCCAGAGGGAGTAGAGGTTATGGTCTGAGGGATTCCGTTGACTCCGGTAGGAGCCGCTAATCGGTTTGGACTTCCCGCACTTCCGCCAACGATAATATCATTCGCCGTAGTCATGGGGTTGGTAAGGGAATTCGTTGCAATGATGGGAGTATTTAGCTGGACTAGAGGCAGAGTCGTAGTTGCGGTAAACGTAGTTCCGTCTGGCAAAGTGTACGCCCCGGAAGTAGCAACGACCGTCCCAACCTGAATGCCCTGAGAATTTAGGCATGATGCGGTAGTAGCCGAATCGGTTACTTTCCCAGCCGTTGACCCGGCACAAACCGTGTCTCCGATCGTCACCGCTGCACTGGCATTGATTGGAATCTGTCCGGCAAAGCTGACTTGTACTGTGTTCGAGCTAACCACTTCCGCTACTCCCAGAAGATTGGTGGGACTGGCCCCACAATCGGTAGAAGTGCTTGCAGTCGTCCCCGAAATACACTGCAAATTCCATTGAGTCGAAGTGCCGGATTTCACGTAGACCAAATCCTGAACGAGTAAACCTTGCAACCCTTGGGTCGCTCCTGTACTTGCACCCGGAAGCAGTTGGACGCCACCGCCTAAACTCGCCGCGTTCGTTGCGGCATTCGTTCCCCCTTCTACCAGCGCATTGCCGCCTTTTGAGGCTGACCCTCCAGCGCCGGTCTCATTTCCTCCTTGCAGAATCGCGGCTCCCAAAGCACTGTTGGCTGAAGCGTTTTGACCGCCGCGAATCGTTACGTTCCCAGTATTCGTGCTCCCAGAAATGGGTGTGCTGTTGGTTTGAATCCCGTTGATGCTAAGAAGTCCCGCCGCCGTGATGCCGAATTCCAGTGTCCCGCCCGACAACACGCCATTCGTGAGTGTTCCCCCGGTATAGCCTTCGATCAAATTCCCGGCTGTCGTTACTTCATTCAGACGGAGTGGCACCGCTCCCGTGCTTGTTCCCGTGGTCGCAATGATGACCGCGCCACTCGAATTGTTGTTGGACGTATTGGAGTTGGTCAGCGAAAATGGGTGTGTCAGGTTTCCGGTCTCTACTCCAGCGAATGTGTACTCATGTCCCGCCGCCGTTTCCGTGCCCGTCGCTTGCGCCGCCGATCCAGTGATCGCGTCGAGGGAGGACGCACCCCCGCCACCTGAAATTGCATTGTTCGTGACTGCGGTAAGAAGTCCCTTGGCGTTGTAGGTCAAACCGCAAGAATGCGTCGAATCTCCGCACGTAGTTCCGGTCACTCCAGTGTTGGCTAGAGTCGTAACGAAAGAACCTGAAGGGGTCGTGACATCGCCGGACAATCCCGGCCAGTTTGTGCCGTTGGAGTAAATGTAGCTGTAGACGTTGCCTATGTCTGGAATAAGTCCAGTGGCGAAGGTGCCAGAAACTACGTCAGACGCGATCACTCCGCCGCGCTCTAGTTCCTGAACGAATGTTCCGTTATTCGGAGAAATGAACAGATGCCCGCCTGTGGCAAACGTTAGAGCAGAAAGACTTGCTCCCGGAGTGGCAGGAATCGTAGAGAACGGCCCCTGTGTGTACCACTGAGTTCCAGAGATCACAACTTTGGAAGTGAACGCGGCTCCTGCGCTGTCGGAACAGGTAAAGACATTGGCCGTAGTGACCCCTTCATCACAAAGGGAGTTTGTTAAAGTTGTCGAGCTATTAGCCTTCGGCAGGAAATTGAGCGTGAGTCCGCTTACCCCTCCGGCGTTCGCTAGAACAAATGCATCTGTAGCCAGTTTGGTCGTGCTATCGCCAACTGTTTGCGTAGTCGCTGTGGTGCCGTTGGGAAGCGCTGGAGTGCCGGACAAATTAGAGGCTGTTCCAGTCGTATTCTGATTGAGTGTAGGAACATCCGCCCCGACGATTGTCCGGAAACTTGGCACACTGGCTGAACCATTCGGTGCTGCGAAGAATGTATTGGCTGCTTGGCTATTGAATCCTAAGTTGATATTTCCTGCGGTGGTGACGGGTGATCCAGTGATATTGAAAATGCTGCCTGTCTGGGTCAACCCAACACTGGTGACACCACTTCCGCCGCCGCCGGAAGAATTGATCGTCTGATTCGGCCATGATCCGCTTACGGTGACATTTGTTCCCGCGACAATACCAGGGGTGGCCGATCCATTGCCACCATTGGCCTGTGGCAAAATTCCAGCAACATCGGAAGTCAGCGCGACCGAGCCGAACGTCTTTCCACCATGCAGGACTTGCGTAGAAGTCCCGTCGGAAAATCCGCCAAACGCCCCGAGATTGTTGTACTGAATATTTCCATTGGAGCCGCCCGGAGTTCCGCCCCCTCCACCTCCCGAGCCTCCGCTGCTGTTGACCACGCAATAGCCGGATTGTGCGACCGCGAAAGTAAAGGTCACCAGAAATGTGGATGGATTGATGCTGACATTTGCAGGAACGATGGAATTTGCCGGCGAATTATTATCCCAGCATTCATAGACAATGTTTGCTGTGCTGCTCGAAACTGTCAACGTCGCGCTGAGGACTGACGTGAATGCGACCGACTGATTTGCGGCCCCCCCACCTCCGCCAGAACCAGCGCCTAATGTGACGACGTAAGGCCCATAGGTAATTGAACCATCCGTCAGAGTGTAAGTGTAGATTCCAGCCGGAACATAAACTCCCAAATTTCCTTCAGCATCGCTTGTGGTGCGGCATACGTTGCTATTCTGCAAAACAATCGGCTGCGTGCTTGGGCAGGCAGTCGTTAAAGTGGTGTCTGTATAAGTGGGGCTGTAATTCGTGCAAGGCGATCCTTGGATGCTATTCGCTGGATATTGGCACCAGTTGAGTTTTACTCCGTCCGTCAGTGCGATGAAATAGGGGATGGGCCCGGTAGAAATGGTGCTCAATCCCGGAACAGGGCCACCAATATCCCAACGGGCAGGGGAAGACTGTGCCCAGAGAGAAGGCAGAAAAATGACAAATAATAGTAGTTTCTTCATTGAATTGTGCATCCACCCACGGCGGTTCCTGTGGCACTCGTTCCCGTCAAGCTAACAGTGGGGCTGAATGTCCCGCTTGTTGCGCTGGCCGTGAATGTACCAGAAGCGTAAGCCTGAAAAAGCGTGGCTGCGTTCGTCAGCGTTCCGGTCGCCCCAATGACTGAATTCGTAGTGGTGGCGGTGGAAGCTTGCGTGCTAATTCCAGCTACCGCCCCTCCGTTGGTCGTGTAAATATTTTCCAACTGAGACGCCGCAGAAGGAGCTTGTGCCCATGTCACTCCGATTGCAAATGTCGGCGTGGTTCCTGCGGGATTACTCCAGGTCATCGAGCAAGACCAATACCACGTCTGTGCGCTGGCTGGGAGCGTGTACGTACACAGGCTAACCGGGGAGAGAGCCAGTGTGAAGGTTCCGGTTGTCAGCGCAAATGTGCATGTATTCTTCGTGTCCTTCACCAGCGTGTTCATGTTCAAGAAAGGCGTCGTACCGCCAGTCGTGATCGTCGGAGCCGTTCCTCCCAGGACAACGTTAGGCCCGAGCGCGAAAGAATTCGCAGCCTGACTCTTTACATTCAACTGTGAGACTGTGCTTGCCTGAAGATCCAGCAAGCTAGAACCGGAGCCAGATGCCGTGTTTGTGACGTTTTCAAAGATGGCGTATCGGGGCTGAAGCTCCCCAATAAGACGGGCGCACTCTGACCATAGACCGCTTCGCGTTCCGTCTTGTATTCCTGCTCGGTTTCCTGAGACTGAAATGTCTTGGCAGGGGAAGCCCCCTGTAATGACATCGACTCCAATTCCGTCTGAAGCCAGTCGCTCTGCTGTGATTGTTCGTACATCGTCATAGATGGGTACTCCAGGCCAGTTCTTGCGTAGGACTTTCTGAGCATAAGGATCTATCTCACAGAAAGCCGCTGTCTCAAATCCTGCTCGCTCAAGACCGATGGTAAAGCCACCAATCCCAGCGAATAGATCAAGCACCTTCACAATCTATACCCTTGTAATCAGGATGACCGTTGCGACCATTGGACGCTACCCATATCTCTACGTTCTCGCAGTACCACTCTTGCTGATCAATCTGATCCTGCATATCAGCGTTACCCACAATACCCAGAGCCGCTACAAACAAGATAATGCCAGCCACTACGCGCGCTGGATACTGCTCTAATAAATTTAACTCCACGTCGTTCTCCCTTTTTTTGGGGGTGCAAAGCCCCGCGGCCTTTTCGGCCTGTTATTCCCTAGCCTTAGTGACTTGGGTAATGTTTAGCCATCTCTAACGCTCGCATATTCTCCAACTTGTTTATCGCACAAAGATCCAAGTATTCGGACTCTGTTAAACCTTTGAGTCGCCCGACTAGTTCGCAAACTATACCGAGGTTCTCAATGTGCTGGACATTATTACGAGTGCAGAACATCGCTCGTTTCACTGTAGTACACATCCGATGAGTATACCACAAATGTATATTTACAACACCCCACCAACAAAAACATCAAATAAATAAACAAAAAGTGTTTACTTTGATATTTAGGTATGCAATTATCTGTTCATCACTTACCAAGGGCGAAAAAACATGAAAGACGCAATCAACAACGATTTTTTGGCAACGTTAACCAAAGCTCAAATTGCATTTGAGGACGCACAAGAGCAGTTGCATGAAATTAAAAGCGAAGCGCGCGGCGAAGCATATGCGTTTGGTGACGCGGGTGTGGGTGCCTTTGATGCGATTACTCGTCAGGAAATCGAAGTCCAGTATCGACGCAATATTTTTCAAGCGCTCGAAGCACAGTTGGCCGCATAAGCGGCCCTTTACCAAGGGAGAAAGGTATGAGAGGAAAAGTCTTTTACGAATGGGTTGTCGAAGAAGTTGACCAATATGGTGACATCCAAGACGCTTCGCACTGGGACTCTTTTGAAGAGGCTGTGAATGTACGCAATCAATTGCTAAAAAAGCAGGGGTGTGACAGCGTAGAGATCGCGAGCATCAGAGGCGTAGGCGATGAGGATGACGGCTTGCACTATCGCGGTTACGCTTATGTGAATCTCGATAACTTGACCATCGAGCCGCACTACTGCTGTGGATCAAAGGTGCCTAAACACATAACCAAGCAGGTCGCATAAGCGGCCTTTACCAACTACTAACCAAGGGAGGCCATATGGCTCATACTCGTCCAACCTTAGCCGTCGCCAAGCGGCTCTTTAAAAGGCGCAACCCAAGCGTTGCGTTCCGCGCTCAATGGGAGCGCAAGCCTGTCAAGTTAGACACTGGCTATGTGTCTAGCGTTCGGTTTACCGCAGACGGTTACAAACCTTCTGTTATGCGGCTTTATTCAGACCGCGACGGTATCGCCCTCTTTTGAGGGCGGTCTTTACTTTTAAGGGAGAAAATTATGTGGGGATACACAATCATCGGTAGAGATGGGGGCGAGGCGTACACGTCTGAGCCTGAGTACGAATCAGAGATGGAGGCGTACAAGGCTGGTGACTTAACCTTGTGCGACATGAACGAAGGTTCACTAGAGGTGTGGGAGGACTAATGGCGCGGGCTTTAGACTTCGGCTACAACATGACGCATCAAGAAATCGCAGACGTTATGGGTGTCAGCCGTCAAACAATCAGAACGATCGAAATCAGAGCGTTGCAAAAACTAAAAAACAATCCAAAACTGAAGGGGTACGTCGATGCACTTACATCCGAACATCAAATATGCGGTGATTTTCTTGCTAGTAGTGATAGCATTCGGGATAGTCGGGCAGGGTGATTACGAAGATGCTGTCGCTCAAGAGGACATCTATTGTGACTTTGTTGACTTGTGGGAGAAAACAAATGGCAGGGACGGGCATCCTGACTGGCGAGGCATTTATGGAAAGGCTTGTCTCGCTTAGTAACGAAGATATGGAAGACTGGATAATAGCATTGAGGGCCGCAGAGGCGATGGCTAAGAGATGGCAAGAAGACGTCGCCATACTCACAGACTTCAGGGTGGTTAAACTTAAAGACAACGACGAGCCACCCTTAGAAATCATCCGCTACGATGTGTAGCACTCCCACGGTGATTTGCCCGCTTCGTGCGGGCTTTTTTATGCCTGTGATTTACCGGCAATTAAATAGTCGTTATTTATTGTCCGCAACTTTTTAGCATATATTGGTATAATATGAGCGGGGGATACTATATGTTGCAGACCGTAACAATAGACTGGCATCCTGTAGAGCAAGGCAGTATGCCAAGAAATGAAGGTAGCTATCTCGTCGCATTCGATGACGGCGCGGTAGAGACGTACCCCATGTCAGACCAAGACATCAAACGCGGAGAGGTAAGAGACGGGCAAACTCATGGCCTATTGTGGGCCGCAGGTATACCGTCACCAATAGACGATGGCGAAGACTAGAGCGCAACGAGAAAGAGGCATCAGGCAGGACGAACTCAGAAGCTATTTAGCAGAGCGGGGTCGGCTTGATTACGTCTTTGATAACATTGAGAAAATCGAACAGCTAGACCCTGAGTCTGACCAGCACTTCGACAAGCGCCTTCAACAGCTTAAAATTGCAAACGAGCAACGCATCAGACTACTCAACAAGTACCTGCCAGACATGAAAGAAGAGCAGACCGAAGTCACTGACCTGCCACCTGTCGTCATACAGCTTACGAATGCAACTGACCCCGCCGCAGTCTGAAATCTTTACCTGTCCTGCCCGCTTCCGTGTAGTGGTCGCGGGTAGACGTTTCGGTAAGACATTCCTAAGCACAGCGGAGCTAATCAGTCGCGCGCTCGCCAAGCCCAACCAGAATGTTTGGTACATAGCCCCTACGTTCCGTGCCGCGCGCGATATATGTTGGGACATGCTTACACAGCAAATCCCTCGCGAGTATATTTCTAAGACCAACGAGACGTCCCTGACTGTCACTTTGAAAAACGGTTCAAGCATATCGCTTAAAGGCGCAGAGAAACACGACAACCTTCGAGGTCGGGCAGTAGATTTCGTCGTCTTAGATGAGTTTGCTGATATGCGTAAGGAGGCGTGGTACGAAGTCATTCGCCCGTCGCTATCTGGCAGGGGCGAACAGGGTGCCGCCGTCTTTATAGGGACGCCGAAGGGGCGCAATCACTTTTATGATCTGTACGGCAAAGGAGTAGATGGCGATGAAGGATGGAAGTCTTACCAGTACACGACCATTGAGGGCGGTAATGTCCCGCCAGAGGAGATTGCGAGCGCCAAAGCAGACCTCGACGACCGGACATTTGAGCAGGAATATGGTGCAAAGTTCCTCAATTTCAGCGGCATTATTTACTACTCATTCAAGCGAGAAGAATCAGTAATTAGGCACGACGGCGACCGGTCTGTCATTCACGTTGGCATGGACTTCAACCT